TTCCGTTGTCATCAACAAATGCAACTGTCAATATGTTTGATCTTCGTTATCAGCTTCGCCTACACGAACTATATGACTTCACATCAACATCATATGTCAATTATGTATTGACGCAGCAACATCTTCGCACGTTGGATATGCTATTTTCTGGCGAGCAACCAATTCGCTTCAATCGTCATCAGAATAGATTGTATATCGATCTTCAATGGGGAACGGATATACAGACAAATGAATACTTGATCATAGAAGCATATAGAATTGTTGATCCGGATTCATATAATGATGTATATAATGATCGTTGGTTGAAGAGATACTCAACCGCATTGATCAAGCGTCAATGGGGATTGAACTTGAAGAAGTTTGGTGGTATTCAATTACCCGGTGGTGTTCAGTTGAATGGTCAGCAAATATATGACGAAGCTGAATCTGAAATTGCTACACTAGAACAAGAGATGCAAGACAAGTACGAAGTTCCACCAGAGTTTATACTGGGCTAAGGCACTCGATGGCAACCAATCATTATTTTCATAACTATCCTGGTGTTGTTACACCCGAACAGCTTCTTGTAGAAGATTTGATAATAGAATCAATCAAGCAGTATGGTTCTGACGTTTATTACATTCCAAGAAAATCTTTAAGTGATGAAGATGGAATATACGGTGAAGATCCTGTAAAATTATATGATGCTGCATATCCTATGGAAATGTATTTGCAGTCAGTTGCTGGATTTGAAGGACCTGGTGAATTCTTTAGTAAGTTTGGTCTTGAAATTCGTGACTCCATGCGTGTTGTTGTTGCAAGACGAGTATATGAAAAGTATGCACCAACTTCTGTTTATCCAAGACCACGTGAAGGAGATCTTGTTTATATTCCGGCTCTTTCAAACATGTTTGAAATAAAATATGTGGAAGAAGAAAGAAATTTCTACACATTAGGTCGTCGTCCACCTTTATTCTATTATTATGAACTATCTCTTGAACTATATAAATTTTCTAATGAAAGATTTAATACTGGTGTGAATGAGATTGATGAAATTGCTCGTAAATATTCTTATACACAAAATATGGCAATGACTGCTGGTGGAACAGGTGCATTTACACAAGGTGAAACGGTATATCAAGGTGCAAATCTTTCTTCGTCTTCTGTTACTGCAATTGTCAAAAATTGGTTTCCTGCCAATAATACACTACAACTAATAAACATGAAAGGCATCTTCTCTACAGCAACAGCTATTCGTGGCGCAACATCAAATGCAAACTTTACATTGTCATCGTTTGATAGACAGAACTTTGATGGCATATCTGATGAATTGACAAACAATCTTGAAATACAAACAGATGCAAATGGCATCATTGACTTTACGGAAACCAATCCGTTCGGAGAACCTTGATGTCAGGTGTATTCGGTAATCATTTCTATCATCGCATAACACGCAAGATTGTTGTTGCATTTGGTTCACTATTCAATGACATTCAGTTGATAAGATATAACAAAGCAGGAACAACTGAACTTGAACGTATGCTTGTTCCAATCGTTTATGCACAAAAGGAAAAATTTTATAATCGTATCAAAGGTGATCCAAATTTGACTAAGGATATTCAGGTTACTTTACCTAGAATTTCTTTTGAAATCATTGGCGTTGAATATGATCCGACAAGAAAACAAAATAGTTTGATACGCAATACAAACATAGCCACTGCTACAAGTACAACGCAAAAAACTCAATATATGGGTGTTCCATACAACTATGAGTTTAGTTTGTCAATTTATGTTAGAAACATTGAAGACGGATGGCAAATAGTTGAACAAATACTTCCTATTTTCAATCCTGATTATACATTGACTTTGGATCTTGTGAGCACAATGGGAATCAAAAAAGATGTCCCAATCATGTTGAATTCGGTCGCATATACTGTTGATTATGAAAGTTCACACGACGAAGATACTACAAGAATGGTAATATTTGATCTTACGTTTACTGTAAGAGCAATGCTATTTGGACCAATTTCAGATTCAAAGATCATCACAAAAGCAAATACAAATATCTATGGATCATTCAATTCAGGTACTTCTGGTGGACTACCAATATACGTTCTTGATCTTCAATCTGGTGGATTTAGTGTGTTTAAGGAAGGAGAGTTGATATGGCAAGGTGGCACATATCAGTTTCCTGATGCAAAAGCTGAGGTCATTGAACACGATACGTCAAATAGAAAACTCTATATAAAAGATGTTTATGGTTCAAAAAATGGTCTTGGTGCATTTAGGTCAAACGTAGAAATAACTGGAGCATCTTCTGGTGCATCATGGAATGTTGCAAGTTCATATGTTTCAAATATCAAACTTGTTATTGGATCAGTTACACCAGATCCATTGACTGCAAATGTAAATAGTGACTTCGGCTTTACCGAAACAATTATAGAATTTCCAAATACGTTAGGTCAGTAATGAGCAAAATTGATGATAATCTAAGTGAAATATTGAATATAGAACCAATAACAAAAACAAGTCAAGAAGTTGTTCCAGTTATTGAGCCAACTAACGACGCACAAACCGATTATGATTTGACACGACAAACCATTCGTAGTCTTATGCGTAAAGGTGAAGAAGCACTTGATGAATTACTCTTTGTAGCAAAACAAAGCGAATCACCTAGAGCATACGAAGTCGTTGCTGGTATGATCAAGAACATTTCAGAAGTGACAAAAGAACTTATAGATCTACAAAAGAAAATGAAAGATCTAAACGAAGAAACTTCAAAGTCTTCTTCTGGTGTAAATGTACAAAATGCAGTATTTGTTGGATCAACTGCAGAATTGCAAAAGCTGCTAAGACAAAGCAAAGAACAAGATGGCTGAAATTACCTCATACATGTCTAATCCCAATCTAAAACGCGCAGGCGTAAAGATTGAGTGGACACAAGATCAAATCAAGGAATATGTAAAGTGTTCGGAAGATCCCGTATACTTTGCATTGAACTACATGCGTATCGTCAATGTAGATACTGGTCTTGTTCCATTTAGAATGTGGGACTTTCAAAAACACATGTTGGAAACATTTCACAAGAATCGTTTCGTCGTGTGTAAGATGCCTCGTCAGGTTGGTAAGTCAACGACAATCATTGCATATCTCCTACATCAAATTCTATTTCGCGATAATACAAGCGTTGCGATGCTTGCAAACAAAGGATCAACTGCAAGAGAACTATTGAGTCGCCTACAGCTCGCATATGAAAATCTACCTATTTGGTTGCAACAAGGTATCGTGACTTGGAACAAGGGTAACATTGAACTAGAGAACGGGTCCAAGGTTCTTGCAGCTGCAACATCATCAAGTGCAGTTCGTGGTGGTTCATATAATATCCTGTTCCTTGACGAATATGCATTCGTGCCAAACAATCAGGCAGACCAGTTCTTCAATTCGGTTTATCCTACAATTTCTTCTGGTAAGACATCACAGGTTCTTGTCGTTTCTACACCAAACGGTTTGAATCATTTCTATCGCATGTGGTCTGATGCAACGAATAAGAGAAGCAATTATGTGCCTATTGAAGTTCATTGGTCACAAGTTCCCGGTCGTGACGAGAGATGGAAAGAAGAAACGATACGCAATACGTCGCTTGATCAATTCCGAGTTGAGTTTGAAACAGAATTTGTTGGTTCGTCTCACACATTGATCTCTGGTGCTAAACTCAAAACACTTGTATTCAATAACCCAATTCGTCAAGACAATAAACTTGACATTCTTGAAGAGCCACAAAAAGACCACACATATGTCGTGACTGTTGACGTTTCTCGTGGACAGGGTCTTGATTATTCGGCATTTTCAATTATGGATGTGACAAGCATACCCTATAAACAAGTTGCAAAGTATCGCGATAAAGATATATCACCTCTTCTTTATCCTACACTAATATTCAATGCAGCTACGGCTTATAACAATGCTTACATTTTGGTTGAAATCAATGACATTGGTCAACAGATAGCTGACATTCTACATCATGAACTTGAATACGAAAATCTAGTCAAGATACAGATAAAACCGCGCCAGGGTCAGCAGATGTCTTACGGACACACAAAAAAGATTCAGTTTGGTGTCAAGACATCTGTGGCTACAAAACGAATTGGGTGTTCAAACTTGAAAACTCTTGTCGAGAGCGATAAGTTACTAATAAATGACGCTGATACGATCATGGAATTGATGACTTTTGTTGCTTCCCGTGAATCGTTTGCTGCCGAAGAGGGTAGTCATGATGATCTAGCCATGACACTTGTTCTATTTGCATGGTTCATTGCACAGAGAAACTTTAGGGAATCATTGAATGGGGATATACGATCTGTGCTACAAAGAGAGCAATTGAACATTGCTCAAGAAGATTTGGTGCCCTTTGGGGTCATTGATGATGGTATAAATGATAGAGATATGGAAGTGGTCGATATAGAAAGACAGTGGCTTGAGGAAAGAAAATTGAAAGCGCCATTGGATAGTTATGATTATGACTGGAGAAGTCGTTTTTGAAAAACTGCTTTTCTATAAATATTATCATATAAGTATCAAAATTCTCTACTTCTGAAAGGAGTAAACAATGCCATTTCAATTGAGTCCGGGCGTAGTTACTACTGAAATTGATCTAACAACCGTCATTCCTGCCGTTTCTACTACAAACGGTGGCTTCGTAGGCGATTTTCCTTGGGGTCCAGCAAATACGGTAGTTACTGTAGATAGCGAAAACACTCTTGCTGCTATTTTTGGCAAGCCAGACAATACGACATTTATTCCATTCATGACTGCAGCAAGTTTCTTGGCTTACGGAAACAATTTGAAACTTGTTCGTGCAATCAATACAAGTTCTAAGAATGCAACTGCAAATGGAACTGGACTATTGATCGAAAATAACGATTCTTGGTTCAACAATTATAGAACTTCCGTAACTGCAAATAGTGGTTGGGCAAGCACTAATTTCTTGGGTGTTGCAGCTAAACATCCTGGTACGCTAGGAAACTCAATTAAAGTTGCATATGTTTCAGCAGGAAACGCTGCTGTGTTCTCCTCATGGGCTTACGCATCATTCTTTGATGATGCTCCAGGAACATCTCTATATGCAAGTTCTCGTGGTGCATCAAATGACGAAATTCATATTGCGGTGATTGATGCTACAGGAACGATTGCCCAAGGTGGTACACCAGCGGGAACAAATGCTGCCGGAGCAGTTCTAGAAACATTTCCAAATCTATCAGTAGCATCTGATGCAAAGAATTCTGATGGTTCACCAAACTTCTACGTTGATGTTCTTGCCACACGTTCAAATTGGATTCGTTGGCTTGCACATCCAGCTAACACATCAAACTGGGGTGTTGCTACAGCGAACGGTGTAACGTATGTTGGTGTTGGTGGAATGAGTCCAGCTGTTGCAAACGGAACAACGCTTTCTGGCGGTGCATATACAGCAGCGACTGATGCAGACAAGCAAACTGCTTGGGGTAAACTAAGAAATGCTGATGAAGTTGATGTTTCCTTACTTGTTACCGGAGATGCAAGCGGAACTCTAGCACAATACATTATCGATAATGTTGCTGAATATAGAAAAGATTGCGTTGCTTTCATTTCTCCAGCCTCAGCAAACGTTGTTAATAATCCAGGTAACGAAGTAACAGCGATAACAACGCAAAAGAATACAAACATTAATCGCTCAAGTTCTTATGCAGTATTTGATTCTGCATGGAAATATATGTTTGACAAGTATAATAACACGTATCGTTATGTTCCTCTAAATGGAGATATTGCAGGTCTATGTGTTCGCACAGACAATACAAATGATCCATGGTTCTCTCCTGCAGGATTGAATAGAGGACAAATTAAAAATGTTGTCAAGTTGTCTTGGAATCCAAATAAGACAAATAGAGATGATCTCTACAAGGTTGGAGTAAATCCTGTTGTGTCCTTCCCTGGTGAAGGTACTGTATTGTTTGGCGATAAAACAATGTTGACAAAACCTAGCGCGTTTGACCGCATCAATGTTCGTCGTCTATTCATTGTACTTGAAAAGGCAATTGCAACTGCAGCAAAGTATTCACTGTTTGAGTTCAATGACGAATTTACACGTTCACAGTTTGTATCTCTAGTAGATCCATATCTTCGTGACGTTCAAGGTCGTCGCGGAATCTTTGACTATAGAGTTGTCTGTGACGAAACAAACAATACTCCAGAAATAATTGATCGCAACGAGTTTGTAGGTGACATCTATATTAAACCAGCACGTTCAATCAACTTTATTCAGTTGAACTTTGTTGCTGTAAGAACTGGTGTTTCATTTGACGAAATTGTTGGAAGATTCTAATCTAAATAGATAAAAGATAGGAGTATCTTAGATGGCTTTTAATATCACGGATTTTCGTTCAACGCTAACTAGAGATGGTGCTAGACCAAATCTATTTGAAGTTACGATGAATTTTCCTACTAATGTCGTTACAAATGGCGCGATTGCATCAAGAAAATTTACTTTCATGTGTAGATCTGCACAACTACCAGGATCAAGTATTGGATCTGTAGTAGTTCCATACTTCGGAAGAGAAGTAAAACTTGCAGGTAATCGCGTATTTGCTGACTGGACCGTAACAATCATAAATGATGAAGATTTTGCTATCAAAAATGCATTTGAATTGTGGATGAATGGAATCAATAGTCATTTTGGAAATAGAAGAAATGGTTCTTTTGCATCGGCAACTTCTTACACCAGTGATGCTACTGTCAAACAGTATGGAAAAACTGGAAGTAGAATAAAAGATTATCAGTTTGTTGGTATGTTTCCGATTGATCTTGCTCCAATTGATCTTGATTGGGGTGCAAATGATGCGATTGAAGAATACGCAGTAACATTCCAATATCAGTATTGGTTGTCAAATACTACAGATAGAAGATCTTCGGTTTTTGGCTAAGATATAATAAAAAGTTTTATATCATGATATTTTTGAAGGGAAAAGTAAATGGCTAATTGGAAGTTATTTGGATTCCAGATAACGAACGAAAAAACCAAGAAGCAGGAAGGGCAACAGGACGCCAAGAATATAACAGAAAAGTCCTTTGCCCTTCCTCAAAACGACGATGGTGCCGTTACGCTTCAGACCGGAGCGTATTTTGGCACCTACGTTGATTTGGAAGGTGTTGTTCGTAACGAAATAGAACTCATTACACGTTATCGTGAAATGGCAATGCAGCCTGAACTGGAGACTGCAATTGACGATATTGTCAATGAAGCCATTGTCATGCAAGGACACACTCAACCACTAACAATCAATCTTGATGATCTCAAGCAACCAGATTCAATCAAGAAAAAGATTCGCGAAGAATTTTCAAACGTTCTCAAGATGTTGAACTTTGGTAACATGGGTTCAGAACTATTTCGTCGTTGGTACATTGACGGAAGAATGTTCTATCATGTGATCATTGATGAATCTAGACCAAGAGATGGTATCAAGGAACTCCGTTATATTGATCCAAGACGCATTCGTAAAGTGCGTGAAATTCAAAAGACAAAAGATGCAGCAACTGCTGCAGATATTATCAAGACAGTAAGAGAGTATTATCTCTACAATGAACGCGGTATCATTGGCGCACACTCAAACTTGGGCATGAGAATTGCTCCAGACTCTGTCATCAATGTGAATTCTGGATTGATGGATTCTCGTCGTGCAATGGTTCTATCATACTTACACAAGGCAATCAAGCCATTGAATCAGCTTCGTATGGTTGAAGATGCTACAGTCATCTATCGTCTATCAAGAGCACCAGAACGTCGTGTATTCTACATCGACGTTGGTAATCTACCAAAGGTCAAGGCTGAGCAATATCTTCGTGACTTGATGGTCAAGTATCGTAACAAACTTGTGTATGATTCAAGCACAGGTGAAATCAGAGATGATCGCAAGCATCTATCAATGCTTGAAGACTTTTGGCTACCCCGCCGTGAGGGTGGCAAAGGTACCGAGATCCAAACTCTTCCAGGCGGACAGAATCTTGGTGAAATGGAAGATGTCAAGTACTTTGAACGCAAACTATACAAGTCATTAAGCATTCCTATTTCTCGTCTTGAGATGCAACAGGGCTTCTCAATTGGCCGCACATCGGAAATTACTAGAGATGAATTGAAATTCTCAAAGTTTGTGTTTAGGCTTCGTAACAAGTTTTCCACACTATTTGACGAAGCACTCCGTGTTCAATTGTCACTAAAAGGTATTTGCACA